AGAGTCAACTTTCTGAAGGTTTCTTGGACACTATGAAACAATTAGTGCCAGGTGCTAGAGGAAAACCACAGAAACCACAGAAAATTCAGAAAAGAACTGCCATGGAAATGCAGTTCCCATATGCCCGTTTATCAGTTCATAGAATGATAGTAGCTTTACGAAAAGCAAAGGGCACTGCTATGAAGGGTAAAGCGCAGGGGAAAGACCGTAGAGAAAACGAAAGAAGTTTAGGTTTTATTTTAGCTCATGTTGAAGATATAGCAAGAAATCGGCACACCGAACAACCAAACAGTGGCAGGCAGATTCATGATGATGGGAATATAGATGATGCAACCCAACAATATTTTATGGACAAAATTAGACAAAACGATTGGACAAAAACTGATCAGGAAATTTTAAATGCTATGGTTGGTAACGGAACAGATGACTATACAAAAGGTGGTGCATATTTCAAGAATTTGGCCCACGATATTGCTCTTTCAGTAAAGTATGCAAAGAAAGATGCTGGTATTAAAGAATCAGTTGAACTTGATGAACTGTCTCCTAAAACCAAAAAGTCTTACAAGAATAAGGCTACTAGATCAATTGGTAATGAGAAAAAATATTCTGACTCATATTCAGATGCCTCTAAGTCGGATCCAGATAATCCAACATATAAGAGTCGTGCAGACCAACACAAACGCAAATTAAAAAATCGTATGGCGGGTGTCAAACAGGCAGATGAATCTACTCTAGGTGAATTATCCATGACAAAATCAGATTTGACTAAGACTGGCATGAGAGTCGATAGTAAAAAAATGGCAGAACTCAAAAAAGAACTTATGAAACTTAAAAAAGGTTTGAAAGTTAAAATGGAAGAATATATTGTCGAGTCTGCTTATTTTGAAGATGAAACAATGGAGATGGTGGCGAGAGACTTGATGATTATGCAAAACAAAATTCTAGACCTTGTAGAAATTATGGATGACGATGGTATGGGTGGTGTTGATTCTCAGCCGATTAGTCTCGAACCTTGGGTAGTTGCAAAAATTACTAAAGCAAAAGATTATTTAGATTCTATTCACGATTACACAGTCATGGATAATGAAAATGAGTGATGATATTGATTTCGGTTTTACCGCCGTTGATGAGGACGACCTAAAAGGCCTCACAGGACAGACAGAAAGAACAGAAGAGGTGTCTGAAAAATTAGACGCTTCTTCCGAGCAAGTAAAACTGCTAGAATATAAAATGGATAATGTTGTCGGTAAACTTGACGATATGTTAGACGAAGTTTCAACAGTCAAGGAATATTACGAAAGCGAAAAAGTTTTGGTTGGAAACAAACTCAATGAGGTCGAAGAGTTGATTTTACCATTACTAAATAATCTTATGAAGAACAAAGATAAAGAATATATCTATTGGCCAAACCGCGAAGCGATTATCAACCAACAAATCGAACGCATCACAAACATAACGAGAGCGAACTAATGAAAAAACTTGTATTTTCTTTTGGTAGATTTAATCCCCCAACAACAGGACATGAAGTGTTGTTGAAAAAAGTTGTTGCAGTCGCCAAGAAAGAAAATGCGGATGCAATGGTTTATTCGAGTCAATCAAATGACCCTAAGAAAAATCCATTACCATACAAAGAAAAAACTAAATTTATGAAGGCAATGTTTCCTAAACATAAAAAGGTTATTCAGTATGATGTTGGTGTTAAGAACGCATTTGATACTCTATCCACCGTATATGCCAAAGGTTATAGAGATGTGACTATGGTTGTGGGGTCGGACAGAGTTACAGAGTTTGAAAAAATATTAAACAAGTATAATGATGTCGAAGGTAGACATGGATATTATAATTTTGAGAGTGGTGTTAAAGTAGTATCCGCCGGTGCTCGCGATCCAGATGCAGAAGGCGTTACTGGTATGTCAGCATCTAAAATGAGAGCAGCCGCTGCCGCAAATGACTTTGAGAGTTTCGAAAAAGGTATGCCAGCTGGATTTAAGGGTGGACAGAGTGTTTTCGATGCAGTTAGAAAAGGTATGAATCTTTCCGAAGAAATGATGGAATTTATGGAATCAGATATAGAAGGTTTGCGAGAATTTTTCGAAACAGATTTGGTAAATAGTTTAGATGTTATCGATGACGAAGAATTATTCGAATCTATTGACGAAGATTTTGGTGCAGTGCCCGATTTCGCAACTATGCTTGCGTTTGGTATGGCTGCGAAAATGAGTTTTGATGCCGTTAAAATGTTAGTAAAAACTGCTAGGGGTGTGAATAAGGTCAGAAAATGGGCAAAGAGAAACGGTAACAAACTCCGCGACAAGGTAAACCCTGCTCCAAATTTCACACAATTCGAATCTTTGAATGAAAACCAATTGGGCAGATATGCCACGGCCGCTCGTGCAATGACAAAAAGAGATAATGCTGCTAAAGATGCGGTGCAAGCCGCTGGCGGTAAAGACCCCAGAACAAACGAACCCAAAACGCCAGAAGAATGGATGGCTCGCCGCGAGTATCACTTGAAGTATGCAGCGAGAAAGGGTATGACCCAACCAATGAAAGATTTGATTAGTAGAAAAACGATGGGGATACACAAAAAATCTGCATCAGAATGTCGAGAAATTCATAATATAATAACAGGAACCAGAATGGATGCAATGGGTAACTGGAAACCAAATGAAAAGCTTGCAGTTCGTGAATACCCACACAGCACCCCTGATCATATCACAAGAGAATATAATAAAAAAAAGCAACAGTATAGAAAACGATTACAAAGTTTACAGACAAGTGAACTTGAAGACACTAAAGATTTGAAACGCAAAACAGAAAAACCGTGGTATGCTGCCATGAAAAAACATTTTGCCAGTCACGGATACATTTCTGATGTACCAAAACCCGACCCATTAGACTTTGGAATTACTTGGAAGATTGGGAGCGATGGCCAAATGCCCCATAGACCATATATGGAATCTGTTCAAAATGGACTAATTGGTTTAGACCAAATCAAAAAATTTGAAAGTGTTGTAGACAAACTATTCGCAAAGTATGATATTGATTTTAATTTCACTAGACATTTTGGTGATAGAATGGATGATAGTCGTAATAACCCAAGTATCACATTAAAAGAGCTTGCAGAGTTTATCAAGAAAATGTATAAGAGACAGGGTAAGTCTATTAAGGGTGTCGCTGGTGCCGAAGCGGTACTGAAAGACATTCAGTCGGACTTGAACATTCCAGTTGCGGTGACATATGATAGAAACAACGACGAATTTGACGTAGTGTTGAAAACAATCATGCGTAAGAAAAATTTCACGTCACCCGACAAAATAATTAAATACGAGGAGAATGACATGACTAGCCAACTTCCCGAAGGTTTTATGGACGCCATTCTAGGCAAAAATATGAAAATGAATGAATCTAGAGTCAAAAACGTGGTAAGAGGAATGGGGGTTGATCCTGATCTTGTAATGAGAGGAATGGGAAAAGGTCCACATGCCGCAAAAGATAAGGCAAGAGCAGCGAAAGAACCGAAAAAGACATTGAAATCTAGGGCTAAGAATGTAGCAAGAGGTATGGGTGTTGATCCAGATAATGTAATGAGAGGAATGGGTTTCAAAGAAGCTTCAGAACTTGATGAACTTAAAATCGACATGCCTAAAAAAGGCGCAGGCCTTGGCATTACCAGAGACAAAATGCCTCAAGTCGACGAGAAAGACTATCCAGAGTATTTTGCATATCTAAAAGAAAAGGGTATCACTCTGAAAAAAGGCAAAGAAGATCCTAATAAACTGAAACCAATTCAAAAAGAATTTGCAAAAATTGGTGTGGAAAAATCTCTTGATAAAATGCTTGCCAAAAAAGACAATGCAAAATTTATTATCGTTTCGAAAGATGATTATATTGTCGATGGACACCACAGATGGTTGGCTGCGAAAAACGGTAGACAACAGTTGAATGTTATGCGAGCAAATGTAAACATGAAAGAATTGTTGAAAGCGACTAACGAATTCCCAAAAACAACTTTTAAGAGTATTAAAAATGTTGTAAAAAATATGCAAGAAGTTAGACAAGACTCTGACGTCAAAGATAAAAAGGGTACTCAACCTTCAAAATATTATGCGGCAGATGCAGATGGCGATAAGATGTCAAAATCTACAAAAGAGAAACGCGCTGCATATTTCGCAAAGGGTGGTTCTAAAAAACCAGCTCCGGGCGATAAAGGAGCTAAGACAAAAGAATCCAAACATACAAAAAGATATAGAAAAATGTTTGGAGAAACAAAACCATGTTGGGATGGTTATACTCAACAGGGAATGAAAAAGAAGGGCGGTAAGATGGTCCCAAATTGTGTACCAAAAGAAGAAGCGATTGATGAGAAAGATGTTAAAATTCCAGTAGAACTATTAAAGTTATATAATCTTGGAATGAAACTTCCTGTTGGTACTGCAAAACATAAAGAAGTTATGAAACAGATTGATGTTATGAGAAAGAAATTTGGTATCACAGAAAAACAAGATAAGGATATTAAAGACAAGAAGGGAACTCAACCAGCCAAGTATATAGATGAGAATGCAACAAAGTCACTACAAAAGAAAGCAGATGCTTCTGGTATTTCGCTTAGTATTCTGAAAAAGGTATATGACAGGGGTATGGCAGCATGGAAATCTGGCCACCGGCCAGGGACAACCGCACAACAATGGGCATTTGCAAGAGTCAATTCTTTTGTGACAAAGGGCAAAGGTACATGGGGTAAGGCAGATAAAGATCTTGCCGCAAAAGTCAGGTCGGAATCTTTTTTACCTTTCAATGAGAAGTTAGATCCGAATAAAGATGATATGAGCGATTATGTCAAAGATTTCAAAAAATCTAAGGCTCCACAATTCAAAGGAAAATCTGACGACAAAAGGAAACAAATGGCAGTCGCGGCATATTTAGCTGCTAAAGAAAAGACTGAGTCTGTTGACGAAGATAGAGACTATAAGAAAGAGCGTAAAAATTACTTGGGTACTCCTGAGCAAATGGAAAGAAACGCTGCCCGTAGTCGTGCCAGACGCTTGGCGATTAAAAAAGGAATTGCAGAACGGGGTGATGGAAGAGATATTCACCATAAAGATAATAATCCTATGAATAACGATCCAAAAAATCTCTCAAGTGTGACTCAGAAATATAATCGTAGCGAACCTAGAAAACGTAACAAATAAAAATATATAAATAATAAAAAACAAATCGGAGAAATTACATGTTAGAAGATATCAAAGCAGAAGATGTTGCATCATTTATAACTGCTGCGTCTGCCGCAAAAAAGGCGGGAAAAAAGAAATTTTCTATTGGAGGCAAAACCTATCCAGTGACTATTGGTAAGGCACTAGAACAACGTGTTGCAGAAATGTCAGAAGATGATATTATAGAACTTAACGACAAAAAGAAATCTAAGTATCTTACTGCAATGAAGGCTCGTTTGAATAAAGAAGATACAGGAATTTCTATTGCTAGAAAAATGATGCAAATTACATCGATGCGTCACCTCGCAGAAATAATTGCAGAAATGGAAATCATTACTCTGGATGAATTGCAATCTATAGTATCTGAAGATTTGAAAATTGCTGCCCGATCTCTTTTCCTAGAAAACCTAGAAGAGTCTGAAGAAATTGTCGAGACAGAAAACAATTCTACCGATTTTGATTTTGACGGCGTTATGGTGCGTATCACCAGAAACAATTTCGACAATCTTGACGAAGATATGAAAAACAACACAGTAAACGAAGAAACCGTTTCGATTGATGGTGTCCATATGCCCGTTTTATTTGTCGCAGAAACAAGACAAATGAAAGACGTTAAAAATGAAATTATGGTACAACTTAAAGGCAAAGTAAAAGTCATCGACAAAAAAGATGAAAAGAAATATCTTGCTATGGGATATACTCTTGCTGAATGCATGGAACTTCAAATAGAAGCTGCATCCCCAGAAAAGATTATGAAAGATATTGCAGCACTTGAAAAAATGCTTACAAAGTTTGGTGGAAATTCTTCTGCTGTTAAGATGAAAAAAGTCGCTCTTGAAAGAAAGATTGCAAAACTTGAAAAAGAATTAGAAAATATGGATGAAGCAACTCAGGAAGCTTATGGTAACTATAAGAAAAAACTCAAAGAGTATGGGTATGGTCCTGCAAAGAAAAAAAAGAAAATGAAAGAAAGTGCCGAGGACTATAAAGATCATATGATGTATGATCCGAAAACTGGTAAAGGTAGAATGACAACCTCTTACGAAGATCATCTTGCTCTGAAGGATAAGGGTTGGGGTCATGAAAAACCAACCAGTGAATCTTATGGTAAAATGAACGCAAGTAAAATGTCCTCCAAAGAAAAGGCAAAGGCCCGCGCACTTGCAAAGGCAGACAAAGATGCACAACCGAAAGATAAAGTATCTCTGAAAAAGGCGCCTTGGGATAAAAAGATGAAAGAAGATTTTGTCAAACAGATGAATATCATTGTTGAGGGCGGAGAACTGGAACAATCTATAGAAGAGTCTATGTCACCAAAACAAATTGATATGCTTAAAAAGTCTTATGAATCTATGCGCGGAAAAAGAATTTCTGTCGAAAATGGGATGAAACTTTCAAAGACACTGGAAAAATTGGATAAAGAAAGTGCTATTGCAATCGCAAAAGCAGATATTCCTTTTATGTCTAATCTTGCAATAAATAAATTGATTATGAACTTTGGCATGTCTGGTGCTGATATCAAAAAAGCAATGAAAGAGTCTGTTGAACTTGATGAGTCTGCCGGAGATATGGAAAAGGCTGCTGCAGAATTAGAGGCTTATGCAAAGAAAAATGGTGGAATGGACAAAAATACATTTATGAGAGTTGCAAATCTTTTAAAGACTGGCCATCCAGATAAACTGAAATCTTATGTCAATAATATGGATACGGACCCCAGAGAATATGTTGCAATGCTTTTGAAAAAACATATCGGTAAAAAATCAACAGAAAAAATGATGGACATTAAGTTTCGCGGCGAATCTATTTCATGGGAAGATGCAGAAACTTTGCGGGCCGCCGGTGTTAAACTTGATGAAATCTCAAGTGATATGAAAAAAAGATATAATAAGGCTGCTCTAAAAGACAGAGACCAACAGAAAAATACTTTAAAGAGAGCAGATGATGTGGGTTCAAAAGTTGTAGATGGTGCTGTTACAGATAAGGCCTCTCCAAGTCAAACCAATAGTAGATTTGCAAAATTGGGTAAAATCAAACAAAAAGCAAACAGAAAATTGGCAAATCGTCGGAAAGGACTTGCAACGCCAGGCAAGGGATCGACAACAAAAGTGAAAGACTATTTCGGAATGGCTGAAGAAATCTCTGGTACAGGATATGAACTATATCACAAAACTTTGGGTAGTGCGATTGATACTGCAATAACACATGCAAAACTGAAGTTTGGTATTGATATTACACCAGATGAAAGAATGGAAGTAGTTGGTATGGGTCCTAGAAAACCGTCTAATGGTAAGACAAATACTTACAGATTGATGGGTAATAAAGGAAAAGCCATTCAAGTACAAGTTTATAATCGTGGCGGATCACGTCCATACGAATTGAATATGTATAAGGAGTAATTCTGTTGGAGAAGATAGTGGAACAACATAGAAAACTTCGAGAGAAAATTTTTGACCGTATGTTTTCTGGTAGTAAATCAAAAAAAGATGATGGTACTAGATCACAGGCAGATCGAACAATGAAAAAGTATGCTCCTAAAAAGTGGGCAGCTGAACTCAAACGTCGAAAAGAAGCTGAAGGCGCCGGCGATGATGCCCCCAAAATGAAAACACATAGTCATAAAAAGTCTGACAAGGGCGCAAAGAATATACCGCACACCCATACAACAGACCATACTCACAAAACTATAAGATAAATATAACACAATCACTAAGAAGGAAAAAACAAATGGCAGATCTACCAAGATGGGCTAAACCCCAAAAATGGATGAAAAATCCTGTAGCAACAAATGCTGGATGGAAAGATTCAGTAACAGGAGAACTCCTGTCTGGTCACAGAGGTCTCAAATCAAAAATTGATGCTTTGACTCCTGCTCCTGTAGCAAAAAAAGAAACTCCCGCTCCAAAGAAAAAGGCTTCTAAGAAAAAAGAAGACTAATATAATAAGTAAGTGAAAATATGAATAATTTTATGTTGTTGAACGAGTCTAACGTGTTCAACTACCAGATGAAATCTTATGACAATCCCCAGTGTCACAACATGGAAGAGTTTCTTGGCGATATGAAACGTATCAAATACGTCAAGAGACTCTTTCATAAATATCACACAAAGGATATTTTGAAAGAAAGATTGATTATAAATCATTTGGTAGTTTTATATAATGTTTTGGGTAATGTGCCGTGTAGTAGGGTTTTGTTTCTAAAAATAGAATCTGAACAATATTATATTTTAGCAAGCTTTCTGAAATTTTTGAATAAATTGCCCGAAAAGGTGGACGGAATAAACGGTGTTTCTATATATACAAACGATATAAAATTGGACAATCACATATTAGAAGAATTGGAAAAGATTTAAATGGCCGGCGTATTCAATGCATTTCTTGCGTATAAGTTTATAAAAATATTGACATCAGATTGGAATAAACAAGATGCATTTGATCTTGGTATTATTGATGCCAATGGCAAAGTGTTGAAAAAATCTGGTGAATTGAAGTCCAGAAAAGAAAAACAGGCCTTTACCACTTTCCATAAAATTATTTTTAATCTCAAAAGAATTCTTGCAAAATTTCCTGGCGGGTCATCTAAGATTGCCACCTATGCTGCTGCTATGGCGCTTCTAAAGGAAAATAAAGAAGGGTTGCAAGATTCTGATATTGTGTTGATGGAAAATCTCTTGATTGATTATATCAATTTACAAGAAGAAAAAAATCACGATTTGATATTGACAGAAGAAATCGCAAACACTGCATCATCTGCAGCTCTTGGTGGTTACAATGAAAATCCTTGGAAAAAAGAATTTGCCGGTATGAGAGTCTTTAAGGTCAAACCGGACGCATATGAAAAATTCTTAAAGGGTAAGAAAAAATATTCTCGATGGGAACCATTCTTACGCAGAGAAGATGCTTCCGATATTAGAGAATATATCAAAAGAAATCCAAAAAAACGAGTCGTATTGCAAGATGAACAATATGGAACTATGTTTATATTGCAAAGGGATTTGTAGTATAAAATGTTTTTATTGTCAATGTTTAAAGGTGCAAAAATTTATCTGGTATTAGCAATCATTGGTATCCTTACTGGTGGTTGGTTTTACATGCAGAGATTGCAAGCAAATATTGACACTCTAAAAATCAACAATTCAAAATTATCTACTGCTGTCGATAGTAAGAACATCGAAATAAAACGACTGAACGCAAATATAGTCGAAGTCAAAGAAATAAACACGCGCATAAGTGAAAAGAGCGCTGAATTGCGATCAGAAGTTACTGGTTTGAGAAAAACCCTATCTGAACATGATTTGGGATTTCTTGCTGCGAATAAACCGGCCCTAATAGAAAATATTATAAATAAAAGTATACAAAATGATTTGAAGTCTGATATCATGGAATTGACAAATGATTAAAATATTGATTAGTATTGTATTGAGTGTGATGTTGGCTGGTTGCTCAAGTCTAGTGAAACCAGAAGAACGTATAATAACCGAAGAAGTCTTTGTGGAAAAAATACCACTCGAGCTAAGTATGCCCGCGCCAGTTAATTGGCAAGACTTCAAATTTATTGTTGTGACGCCTGATAATTATAAAGAAGTTACAGATAGATTGAAAAGTGAAGGAAAAAGTATTGCATTATTTGCACTCGACCATCCGGACTATGAAAATTTATCACTAACCGTTATTGACATGAAAAGATACATTGGTGAACAGAAAGTTATTATACTAGAATATAAAGAGTATTACGAATCAGTAGAGCAGGAATAATTAAATGGACAGTCCACAGAATAACGTCAGACTCGACCGTATCGAAGAAAAAATTGATAGAATGGCTGATGCCATGATTTCGATTGCCCGTGCAGAAGAAAAAATTCTTGCCATCGAGCAAAAACATTCTGCTCAGTATGATAGAATTAATAAACTATCGGAAAAAATGGATCATTTGACAACAGCTGTTGCTGAAAATTCTAGGACTACTACTGCATTTCAAAAAGCGTTTTGGATGGTATTCGCTGCGGCCGTATCTGCCGCGATTGCTCATTTTTATATGACATAAATTTTCTAAATATATTGACACAACGCAATTTTTACTGTATTATTGTGTAATGTTATATATTGATCGATCATTCATTCAAAGACTCTCTTCTCAACTCGAAGGATTTACACAAAAAAAGACCAACCTATATAATTGTAGGTGTCCAATTTGTGGCGATTCTCAAAAGAATTCCTATAAAATGCGTGGGTTTCTTTATGAAAAGAAAAACAACTTTAGGTACATCTGTCATAACTGCGGCGCGGGTATGTCTCTTGGCAATTTTATTAAGGAAGTAAATGTATCTTTATATCAAGAATATGTTATGGAGAAGTGGAAACAAGGTAAAAGTGCTCCTGCTGGAATAAAAGAAAAAGATGTACCTATAAAATTTGACTTTGCACCAAAATTTTCTAGTAAGTGCTCATTTGATTATGGAGAAAAGATTATAGATTTGCCGGAGTCTCATCCGGCTAGAGTTTATTGTGAGGGTAGAAAGTTGCCCATGATGGATTTGTTATATTATACAGATGATTTCAAATCTGTAGTGGACAAACTCAAAGTAACGAACAATATTCCCCAAAAAGAAAAACGAATAGTCATACCATTCTTCAATGAAAAGTGTGATTTGATAGCCTTACAAGGACGATCGCTCGATCCCAAATCTCATATGAGATATATCACCATTAAGGTGAAGGATGTGCCAAAGATATTTGGTTTGGACAGAGTCGATCCAACTAAGACTGTATATGTAGTCGAAGGTCCGATAGACTCGTTATTCGTAGATAATGCGCTCGCTATGGCGGGTAGTGACATAGACAAAAGTTATTTTAAAGACTTTTCAGATGTAGTATTTGTCTATGATAATGAGCCTAGAAACAAGGAAATTGTAAAGAAAATAGAGCAGTCAATAGACAATAATTTTTCGGTTGTAATATGGCCAGAAAAAGTGCGACAAAAAGATATTAATGATATGATTCTGTCAGGAATCGACATTACAGAATTACAGGGAATACTAAGTAAATCTACCAGTAAAGACTTGGAAGCAAAATTAAAAATAGCGTCTTGGAAAAGGTGCTAGAATATTCATTGAAGAGGGAAAAGAATGTTAAAAGTAGTAAATTCGAATAATAAAGATATGGACGCGAGATCGGTAATGTCTCAGGCAAAATTCTATGAATCATATTCACGATGGGATGATAATCTCGAACGATATGAGATTTGGGATGAGTCTGTAATTCGCGTCATGGATATGCACAGAAATTTTTATAAGGATAAAATGACACCAGAATTGTCATTGTTGATCGATGAGGCCGAATCATCGTATAAACTGAAATATGCTCTCGGAGCGCAGCGTGCATTGCAATTCGGAGGAGATCAACTACTTAAACATCAAATGCGTATGTATAACTGCACATCCACATATGCAGATCGTGCTGCATATTTTCAAGAATTGTTTTATATTCTACTCTGCGGCGCCGGTGCAGGATTCTCCGTCCAGAAACATCATGTTGCAAAAATTCCAGATATTGCAGAAAGAAAGAAACAGGCCAAAGGTTGGTTAATAGAAGATAGTATCGAAGGTTGGGCAGATGCTCTTGGAGTCTTGATGTCATCATATTTTGTGGGTGGTGGTACTCGTCCAGAATTTGAAGGCAGAAAAGTTTATTTCGATCTGTCACAAGTCCGCCCACAAGGATCAATGATTTCTGGTGGATTTAAAGCGCCCGGCCCAGAACCACTACGCAAGGCTTTGGATAAAATTGAACATCTAATTCAAACTCTGGTACTCAAAGGTGATACAAGACTATCTCCCATTCATGTATATGATATCTCTATGCACGCTGCAGATGCAGTACTGGCGGGTGGTGTAAGACGCTCTGCGACCATTTGTTTGTTCTCTAAAGATGACGAAGAAATGTTGACGGCAAAAACCGGCAATTGGTTTATCGACAATCCACAAAGAGGAAGATCAAATAACTCGGCAGTCATTGTGCGTAGTGAGATTACAAAAAATGAATTTTCTAATTGTATGAAATCGATCAAGGAATTTGGGGAGCCAGGATTTTACTTTGTAGACAATACAGAGCACACCACAAATCCATGTGTAGAAATTGGTATGTATCCACAGATAGACGGTGAGAGCGGTTGGCAGGGGTGTAACCTTACCGAAATCAATGGTGGTAAGTGTACCACTAAGGAAGAGTTCTTTAAAGCCTGTCGGGCGGGTGCTATCATGGGTACATTGCAGGCAGGATATACAGACTTTAAATATCTCTCAGAAACATCAAAGAAAATCTTTGATCGTGAAGCCCTGCTTGGTGTATCGGTAACAGGTTGGATGAATAATCCAGATGTATTGTTTGACGATCAGATTCAAAAAGACGGCGCAGAAATTGTCAAAACTGTCAACAAACAGGTTGCAGAATTAATTGGCATTAATCAGGCTGCGCGTACAACATGTGTCAAACCATCTGGTAACGCTTCTGTTCTCTTAGAAACTGCATCAGGTATTCATGCAGAACATGCTCCAAAATATATTCGACATGTTCAAATGAATAAGGATGCCGAAGTCGCACAGTTAATTGCAAAATCCAATCCATATATGATTGAAGAGTCAGTATGGTCTACGAGTCGTACAGACTATTGTATTGGATTTCCAGTAATTTCGCCAGAAGGTTCTTTATATAAAGAAGAATTATTCGGTACTGCATTACTAGAAAAAGTACAACAGGTACAACAAAATTGGGTAGAAGCGGGAACAAATGAACACCTCTGCGCCGATCCAACAGTAAGACATAATGTTTCGAACACCGTGACAGTACCAGAACATATGTGGTCAGAGGTTGAAGATTACTTGTTTGACAATAAAGATTTCTTTGCGGGTGTATCATTCCTATCTGGTATGGGCGACAAAGACTTTCACCAAGCCCCAATGACTGAAGTGTTAGATGAAGATGAGATTGTTGCAAAATATGGTCGGGGTGCTTTGTTTGCTGCTGGTTTGATTGTAGATACTCGCAAGGGGTTTGATAATCTTTGGGAAGCCTGCTCAGTTGCACAAATGCCACCAGAATATCAGGGTGAAATTTCAGATTTACGCGCCGAGTGGATTCGTAGGTTTAAGAAATTTGCAGATAATTACTTTATGAAAGATATGAAAATGGCGGAATATTGTCTCAAGGATGTTTTCTTGTGCCATAAGTGGACTAAGATTCAACAGAATATGAATCATGTTGACTTTACATATCAACTTACAACCAAGAAATTCACAGACATTGATACAATGGGATCTGCCGCATGTGTCGGTGGTGCGTGTGAGATAACTTTTTAATATTACTATATACATCTGATTATTAAGGAATATTAAATGGAAACGATAGGTTGCGAACACTGTTCTGCTGAATTTAAAGTAGAAACCTATAATGATGAAGAAGTTCGATTTTGCCCTGTCTGCGGAGAGGCTCTTGAAATCTATATAAATATAGATGAACCAGAGCATGAAGTGGACGAGAGTGAATTATGGATGGAAGAAGAATAGGTGGTATTGATTATAGTTTATCGTGTCCAGCGGTGACTATCTATACCGGAGAGAAAGAAAATTTTAGTTTTGAAAACTGTCAATCTTTTTTTCTCTCCGGTGTTAAAAAATACGAAGATTATCAATACAAAAATATAGAGGGTAGTCCACAGTTTAAATTGTGGGAAACCCCCGAAGAACGATATGACTTTATATCTGATTGGGCCTTGGACATTCTCATATCAAATGGAATTGAATTAGTTGCAATAGAAGATTATAGTTATGGATCTAAAGGTAAAGTATTTCATATTGCGGAAAATACTGGATTATTGAAATGGAAAATTTGGAACGCAGATATAGAATATAAACTTATCGCTCCAACAGAAATCAAAAAGTTTGCGACCGGAAAAGGAAATGCAAACAAAGAAAAAATGTATGAATCATTTTTACAAGAAACTTCAAGAAATTTACAGGAAGAGCTTGTCATTAAGTCTGAAAAGATTGGCAACCCCACATCTGATATAGTGGACTCTTATTATATTTGTAAGATGGCACTATTATAAATAAAGA